GGCATAGGGCGGGAGCGTCAGTCGGTGAAGCAGCAACAACAAGTGAACATCGGACACATCAGGGGTGTACAAAGCAAGCGGCCACATCAAGGGTGTCCAAGAACGTCGCACGCATCAGGGGTGTCCAAAATCGGTAAGCATGCAGAACAATACGAAACGACTAAAAACAGATCAATGGAATCGCATGTTGCATACATATTCCAAAAAAGATAAAGTATATAATGCTCCCAGCTTGTACGACATGTGTAAATTAAAAACAAGAGAAACATACAGATCTCACTGGGATGAAGTAGCATGCTTGCCAAAAACAATTCAAACCGATTTATTAAAAGATTGGTTATATTGTGATGAGATATTACCCTTAAGTGACGATGAAAAAACTGAAATAATGGAACTTGTAGAGTTACAATCTCCATATCACATAACAAGAACTAGACCAATCAGTGTGGAATGTTTCATAGCATTGATGAACCATCCATTCGAAGTTCCATATTTTTGTGATATAGTATGTCATATACATTTTGAATATTATATCCAAACACACATGAATACACGCAAACAATCACGTTTGTGTAAACAATGTTTTTTTACCATATCTGATTATTATAAACCATACTCAGCAAACCTATGGAAACAACAAGGTGTATATTACACACTATATAAAAATCACACCGTTATTGACGCAGACAACATACTACAAGAAATCGTATGGGAACCTAACAACTGGTGTGATCATTGTATCATAGAACCATTATGCTATGTAATGGACTATTCTGAATGCAGACGTAAATATTACGAAGAGTCCAAATATTATTCTTCCATTGCATGGGAATCAGATTCGAGTGATTCGGATGATAATGATCCTGATAGATGTATCGTACAAACAATACAAGGATTTAAAGTGTCTGATGAAGTTTTTGCTTCTTTATCCAATATAGATGCAAAATGGAAGGAAGCCAGACGACAGTGACTATGTCCCAGCTCTGGATGACACTATGGGAACGGTATGGCAACGAATGCGTGACGATGCCGGGATTCTGGATGAGACTGCTAGAGACGGATTTGGAGGATTCTTCCCAAGAGGAGTGGAAAACAGCGTTTCTTCCGATGGTGAGATATTGGGCCCGCAGCAACAGCTTCAACGTGACATCGTATCAAGAATTAAAAGAACGCCTTTCGGACCTTTTCGCCGGTACCTTAGCGACGTCTTGGCCTGCGACGACTCAAGAGAAGCTAATAGAATCGCTAGACAAGTTATTAGAACAGCTAGAGATTACCCAGGAAATCTGTGCCTTGTATCAACCCACGACGATCATGTCCACGTCGTCCATGACTGCGCGTATTCCGACGGCAGCTGCAGATGTAAAATCCTCAAAGAAGAGACAGTTAAAGCTAAGCGTCGCGGAGCGATTAGAAAACGTAAAGCGATTAGCACAATCTCATCAGATCAGTGGGACAATATCATCATCTATTTCATTTCCAACGGACGGTGGCTTCAGTTCGCTAAAGTGGGAGGGTCCGTGGTCGGATTACCGTATGGATATCAAGCTTTACAAGAGCGAGGACATCAAGGACAAGACTCCGGACAAATACTGGGAACATGCACTTCTACGGGCTCAAGTGAACTATGCGGAGAATCATCCACTGAAGAAACTACTAGATCGAGTACAAGAATTAATAGTAGAAATGGCAGAAGGAGAAGACGATGTGCAAGTGACATCCGCGAAGAAATGGAAAAAATAGTGAATGAAAATCCCGTGTGTCCATTAGCAGGAATAATATCTACAAGACAGTGGCTAACTCATAAAGAACTAAGATACTTACGTGCAGATAATGAAACTGTGAAATCCTTTCTCGACGCTAAGAGTGAAGAGATGTGTTATTGGACTTTACATGATTTTAATACATTTTATTCTCAACCATATTGTAATCCTACATTTATGGCTGGTTATCAGCCACTAGAAGATAAATATTATTCTATTAATGATTCATTAACAATATTAAATAAGTTGCTAGCTTATCAATTTGATGATGATGTTGTTCAAATTAAATCATTTTTGACTACATTTTACAATATACTTGAACGCAAATTACCAAAGTGTAATACCATATGTGTGTGGTCTCCTCCAAGTGCAGGAAAGAACTTCTTTTTTGATGTGTATTTACATTATCTTATGAACTATGGACAATTAGGTATAATGAACAAGACTAATAATTTCAGTTTGCAAGAAGCAACATCTAAACGAGTGCTTTTGTGGAATGAACCGAATTATGAAGATGCATATACAGACACTTTGAAAATGTTAACAGGTGGTGATGCACTATGTGTAAGAGTGAAACAAAAAAAGGACTGTCATGTATACAAAACACCACTCATTGTACTTACTAATAATATGATTGGATTCATGCATGAAATAGCATTTGTAGATAGGGTAAAGGTGTATAAATGGAAACAAGCTCCATTTCTTGCTGAATATAATAAGAAACCTAATCCACTTGTAGCATTTGAAATAATGGTGTATTGGGAAATAATTCCAAGGGTAATTGAACAATAAAAGAATATTCATGTTCACAGTGTTTTATTGCTCTGGTATAGAACCATTTACATACAATTCAGCAAATGGAACAGTATTGCTATTAAATGGCAATGATTTACCATTGTGTCCTCTTATTTCCTCTCCAGCAGCACAATTATAGTCAGATGCAAATGGTCTATCAGTATATGCCCTATATCCTACAACACATTCACAAGTAACATCAAAATACGATCTAGTATCAGTAAATGATGAATTAGTATCACCACCAGTAATTGCAGCAGTAGTCAAAGCAGGTACTGGATTAATACCAATATGCAATGATGGTTGTATGTGTGGACTCATATTTCCACCAATACCACGAACCATGCATTGTGATTTCTCAATATCAGTATACAAATCAAACGCCATATCAATTTCAGTTCGATTTTGAGAAGCATACCCCACAGATTTATCTTGGGCAGTATTTGTTTTTGTCATAACTTCAAATCCCGATTGCAAAGTACCATGTACATACTGAGAAGTAAATTGATACGGTATTTGAGTGGGAAGATACTTCTGTACAGGTTTCAAGGGAGCAATTTTTGGTTGGTATACATATGTCAAAATAGGCTCTCCCACTAGAGCAGCAGCATCATATTCAACAACTTTAGATTGCAAATTTGGCCATCCACCAGTATACAAACTGGTTTGTGTCATACAAAAATAGTTTTTCAATGTTGTATACATTCCAACCTGATGTTTAGGCAATGACGTTGAAAATGTCCCGATATTATTATTAACTCCATATAAATCTTCCAACATTCCCTCATACCCTGCATTCTCTGCTGCATATACAGGTGGACCACTTGCTTCAGGAATCATTTTCTCAGTTGCATTAAATGCTGTATATCGACGATTAGTGCCATAACCTGTCTTATTTAATCCAATACAATATACCCCATTCTTATTTTGATTCAATGTAGCCAGTGACGTAGATGAAGCATTAGTTTGAAATGATAACAATGCATTTCTTTGAACAACAGATACTTTTACTTGTAGCACTTCTGCACCAGTAGGTAACAAATCATATTCTGACTGATTCATATACAACACTGGCTTATGAACAGGAACTTCAGCCAAAGCAGTAGTCAAATAATATATAGTATGAGCTGGATTAACATTATCAGCCGCAGCTATAGCCTTACTCAATATTTTTGAAGCAATGCCAAATGTTAAAAATTTATGCTGCTTTTTGTATGTAGTTATGACAACATTTTTTGGATTTATAGGTCGTTCGAGATAGATGATAGATCTATCTCCAGTTCCTTCGAGACTCTGAGGCTTTGCTGTTCCTGGTAATTTTTTATTACCCCCGTTCCCAGGTTTCGGTTTTTTATTAGGTGGCCCATCACCTGCACCATTACTTTCTGGATCATTACTAGTACCGGCAGGATTCCCAACACTATCAGGTATGCCTGAGTGAGAAGCCATATCCACGTCCACTGGATCAGGAACTTGATTGTTATTTCCGCGAGAAGTAGAGGGTAATTGTTCTTCCACTCCAATAGCACTATTATCACTATGTCCTTGAAGTTCTGGAATATCTCTGCCAGGCGTACGAGGAATGTAGTCGTCTGGATATCCGTCGCTATCTGATCCTCCTCCTCCTCTGATTGGACTTCTGTCTCGTTCGTTATCTGAAAGAGTAGGCGGTGTAAATCTATGCCCTGCACGAACTAGCGATAACATCCATTGTTCATATGCGTACTGTCGTTGACCTTCATTCAGAGAATCCCAATTTGGACGATCATAAGGAGGTGTATTACGTACCTGAAACAGAAGGGTAGATTACTCCAAACCGCTGTTCAATAGCTGTTTTAATTTGTAATCCTGTCTTTCCAATCAAAGAATGTAAATTACCATTTTTCTCGTAATCCTCTGAAAAATGATCTATAGCCTTTTTATCTGCATTTATAACATCTAATGATGATTGTGCTTTTGCATATGCTTTATCATGCTCTTCTGCAATTTCATCGTCTCTATCTACAGGTTTGTTATTCTCCAATGGATTGCCAGGTCCCAAATAATGATGAAACGGATATGTGAGTCCACTAATGAGTTTATGTCCTAAATAACCAATCACTCCAGATCCAATAACAGCACCCGCACCAAGTCCAATATCACTAGCAGCAACACCAGCAGCAGCTCCCCCAACAACACCTGTTTCCGCACCAATGGCACCACTACTTAATAAACTAGTAGTTTCTGTTGCTTCTGGTATATTTACACTAAAACTTGTTTCTTCTTCAATTGGAATATGCACTTCATCTTCAGTAGTTATAGGTAATTCAATATCACTACCTTCAATAACACTATAATTGTTTGGTCTTGTTAATTCGCGCACACGTTCACTCCAACCACTAATTCTATTCCGAAGTCCCCAGTTCGGTTCCCGAATTTCACTATAACCTGCGTTATATATTCTATTTGTATCTATGCTAAACCTTTCTTGTTGCACTTCCGATATTAATGGTCTCAGCTCTGAGCCCATACTGACGCTCCCGCCCTATGCC